GAAAGGATGTTGAACCATGAAAATGCCAGTAATTCAAGTAAGAGATTTAATTGCTAGTCGCCATTTTCAGTGGATCGATCATCTCTCGACAACAAATGTTGAACCGGAATTTGTTAATGATACTAGCAAGACTGTTGTTTTAGCTACTGAATCAGATTTCCAGCCGGGACACTATGCAAATGCGACATTTAAGTTTATGCAGATTGGCTGTGAGATTCAGATTTTTTACAAGAAAAATGCCGACTTTGATATAGCAAGCGCTGAGATTGAATTTCAGCGCTTTTTTGTTGCAAACGGTTGGCAAGTATCCATCTCTCGTGAACACGTTTATGATCCCGACACTGGGCAGCTGACTAAGACAATTTATGTTGAAAAACAAGAACCAATTTTAGAAAAGAGGAATTAATTTATGGCACAAGGTACTTCATTTAAAGGTATCCGCTGGGTGGCCTTCGGCATTGTTGACCCTACTACTGGGTTGATTGTTGCCGATGAAAAGAAGGGGTTATCCAAGGATGGTGTTGTGTTAGTTGATGGCGATGGTCAAGGTGCCACTACTGCTAACATCACTGGTTTGGAAGAAGCTGGTCAACAGCAATATGCTAACGACAAAGTTAAGCGAATTACACACGGGACACCAACTCCACAGGTTGCCTTAACCATGTTGGATATGCCGTTTGATATTGGTGCGAAGACCAAGGGATATGTTTCCGATGGCAAAGGAGGTTGGGTTTTAACTTCCGGCCGGAAGCCAAACGTGGCTCTGATGATCTGTTCTTCTGACTACTGGGGCAATGCTGTCTTGGATTGCTTCGCTAACGGTGAGGTTATTGAACCATCTCACAACCACGCTACCAGCAACAAGAACGAGGCAGATTACAACTCAACCTACACTTATCAATCACTGTCCCCAATTAAGAACGATGTGTTTATTGATCCGTCAACCGGCACTCAACAGTCCTATAAGGAGTATTCATCCGGTGATCCTAACTTTGATGCAGCCGCTATGCTTGCTGAAGTTTTTGGCGGCTTCACGGATAGCGACAATAAGATCATTAACCGGATTAAAGGCGCTGGCACTACTGGTACGGTAGTCAGCTCAGGGCTTGGTCATTAGCCAGCGAAGGGCTTAGTCATTAAGCAAAAAGTCGCGTTAGAAATGCACAGTATGGCCTGCCACGCGGCTATTAAGGAGAGATAAACAATGCATATTAATGGTAAGAAGGTTGGCTTTAACAAGGGATTTAACATCAAGCCAACGGTTAAGACTTATAGAAAGGCTAACAAGATGCTGATTGAAGTTTTAAAGATGTCAGCATCAGCCAATCGGTTAAATGCTGTTGAAGTGGATGATCCGCATTACACTGAATTCGTCATCAAGTCGGTTGAGGACGAAGACAAATTAATGGAAGACGGTATTAAATTCCTTGTTGACCTTTTTAAGCTTAATGAAAAGCAGGTTGAGCACTTGGAAGAATCGATCCCTGATTCTAACGTTTTAGCGAACTATCTGAGTTATGTTATTCGGCGTATCAAGGGCCAGTCTGATGAGGAAATCACATTAGAAGACAAGAAAGCATCGGTTACGCAAAAGGAATCAGACCCAAAAAAATAGTCGGTGATTGCTTACAAGCAATTGATGATGTCAATAACGATGTCGAAGACGTTGCGTACATGGAGAAACGGTTGCTTCAAGATGGCGGGGTTCTACCGTCACAGATTGAGAATGAAAATATCTATGATTTATTCCGAATTACTAAGGCTCGGAATCGTGAAGATCGACCGTTATCTTCATATGCGGCTCATGCCAAACTAAGAAGATTATCGAAGGAAGGAGGTAAATAAATGTCAGCGAATGATATTCAGGCAACTATGTCGACCAAGATTGAAGTTGACCAGCAACAAGCGGCCGATGAAGTTGAAAACTTAACTCATAAATTCAAAGACCTGACTGCACAGTGGAAGGCTGAAGAATCTGTTGCTAAGGCTAGTGGTGATACTGTTGCGGCGGCTAAAGCACGCTATGAAGGGCTGTCACAAACTCTTGAGGTACAAAAGCAACGTGTGCAAGCGTTGCAACGTGAACGTGAAGTAATGCAGAACGAAATGCGTTCTAGTGCCACTATCACTAAAGAGCAGACGGATGGATTAAATCAGCTAGACAAAAGACTGACCAGTGCTACTAATAAGCTGACCAGTCTATCTAATCAGCAGGCGCGTGCTAAGCGATCATTTGAATATGCTAGTTCTGGTCTGAAAGAACTTCGCAATGAGTATTACACCAATAACCGAGCAATTGACTCCCACATTGAGAAGCTTAAAGCTGAGGGAAATACGGCAGAAGCTCAGAAGGTCAAACTGGCTGGTCTAAAGCAGTCGCTGGCAAATCTGGCTAAACAGCAGAGTGCTACTAAGAAATTAGCAGATGAAGCTGCCAAGTCTGAAGGTAAAAATTCTAACCTTTATCGTCGCCGGATCACTGATTACAACAAAGTCAGTGCGGCAATGATGCGGACAAAAAAACAAGCGTCAGAATTATCTCATTCTTTGAATCCACCACGAACATCTGGCTGGGATTTCTTCAAACGTAAGATCCTAGATGTAGACGGGGCAGAAAAGCAAGCTGCTCAACACGCCCAACGTATTAAAGGTGTTTTTAGTGGAGCTTTTCTGGGCAATCTGACGGCTTCGGTTCTTCCTAGCTTACAGAATGAACTGCAACAGATAACCACAACTGGTATGAAAGCCGCTCAAGCTGGCATGGCTATGCAGGCTCGTTGGAAAAACATTGGAGTGAGCGCTACTGGTATCAAACAGTTAAGCGACCAAGTTGCCCAACTGAAAGCAAACACTAACTTAACTGCTCAGTCTGTTAACGCCTTGCAGTCACGTTTTTATGGTATGACGCATAGTGTCAAGCAGACACAAATCCTGACTAAAGGGGTAGCAAGTTTAACTGATCAGATGAAGCTATCAGATAAGCAAGCGAACGCCTTTGCCGGCGGCCTGAGTCGGATTGAATCATCTGGCAAAGTAACTAGAAGTTCATTAGGGCGGTTAGAGAAACAAGCGCCATTGCTGGCGGCGGAGATGGCCAAGGCTGCAGGGATGAGTCAGCAAAAGTTCAACGAGCTAGTTGACTCTGGTAAAATGACAACCGATCAATTTAACGGTTATCTAAAGACGGCCGCCAAGAACTATAACAGAAACTCAGCGGCGTTTAGTAAGTCAGCGGCAGGTGCTCAGCATAAGATACGAGCTGAATGGTCAAATACTCAAGCGGCACTAGCTAAGCCGCTGGTTAAGGTTGAAGCTACTGGCCTGAACCAGCTAAGCAAAGCACTGGAAAATAAGGATACCCAACGGGGATTGGTTATCTTAGCTTCTGGTTTTGCAAAATTAGCGGTCAATGCTGCTAAAGCGTTAGCTATCTTAGCCCGGCATCAAAAGGTGATCATTGGGTTAGGCGCTGCTTTCCTTGGCTTGGTTGGTACGTTAAAAGCATTGAAAAGCGTGAAAACTGTTATTATCACCTTTGAGGATCTTTCTGAAGCAATTAAGAAGGTAGAGATTTCGCAAAAAGCGTTAAACCTAGTAATGAAGGCTAACGTCTTTATTTTGGTAGCTTCTGCAATTGCGGGTTTGGTGGTTGCACTGGTGCAGCTGTACAAGCACAACAAGAAGTTCCGAGCCTTTGTGAATGGAATTGGTCGTGGCCTAAAGAATATGGCTAAGGGCTTTGTTAATACTGGTAAGAGTATCCTCAAAGGTGCAGATAACCTCCATAAGAAGCTCTCTCGTGGTTGGAATAACTACTGGAAGGAACAAGGCCAGAAGCAACGGGCTTACCAGAAGCAGGAAGCTCGAAATCAGAGACAACGCCAGAAGCAGGATCAACAAACTTGGAATAGCATGAAACGCAATGCTTCCAGAGGCTGGAAGAATATTGAGCAGAACGCCCGTTCAGGAGCTAACCGGGTAAGTCGTTGGTACACCAATATGAACCGGTCGACCTCACGAGTTGTTCAGAATATGTATCGGCAACATCCGCGGACTTTCCAAAGTATGTACAAGGTTATCCAGGATCGGACCCGGACCTGGCATGATTTGGTAACTGGCCATTGGTCCCGACTGAAGGACGATACCGGACGGCTAGCCAAGGATCAGTCACGAGCTAATAAGGATATCTTTGAAGATATGTATAGCTCAATCAATAAGAAGACTGGTGGCTGGCTCGGCAAGGTTGTGGATTCCTGGAGGGATCACATGTCCCAGATCGGGGATGCCATTTCAGCCGGTAAGCAAAAAGCCGGAAGAGCGATGGCCGACCTGGCGAATGGTGTCCTGAAACCATTCAAGACCCTGATTGATGATATCCAAGACGGTATTAACTGGGTTCTGGATAAGATTGGAGCCAGCAAGCTTGGCGGATCCTGGTCTGCTGCCATCCCAACGTTTGCTACCGGGACGGCTGGTAATCGTGACGGATTGAAGAAGTCGACGATCGGCATGGTCAATGATGGTGCCGGATCACACTGGCGTGAGTTGTATTCCTATAAAGGCCAGGTAGGGGCGTTCCCAAACAAGCGGAACTTTATCACGTTTCTGCCGAAGGGGATGTCAATCCTGAACGGCGAGGACAGTCATAAGCTGATGTCCGCAATTGGTCTGCCGAAGTTTGCCGACGGGGTTGGCGACTTCTTCAGTGGATTAAAGGACGATGCTGAAGACTGGATGGACAATGCTGAGAAGATCATGAAACACCCAGTTGAGTTTATGGAACATGCGTTTGCCAAGAAACTCAGTGGATTGAGTAGTGGGATCAAGTTTGCCCAGTCAATGATCACAAACGTTCCAATTTATATTGCTAAGCAGATGGCAGAATGGGTTAAGAAGCAATTTGAAGAATTAGCTAACCCTGGCGGTTCAGGCGTTGCTCGTTGGCGGCCTTATGTTGTTCGTGCCTTGAAGATGAACGGCTTTGAAGCTAGCGCATATCAAGTTGCTGCCTGGTTAAAAGTTATTGCTCGTGAATCTGGTGGTAATCCACATGCAGTTAACCATTGGGATTCAAACGCAGCAGCTGGTCACCCTTCAAAAGGGTTAGTTCAGACTATTGATTCAACATTTAATGCCAATGCTTTTCCTGGCCACCATAATATATTTAACGGTTTTGATGACTTGTTAGCTGGTATTCACTACATGGCTGAAAAATATGGCCGTGGGCCTGGTGCCTTCGCTCGTGTTAGCGGGCCTGGTGGATACGCTAATGGTGGCCTGGTTTCTGCTCATGGCTTGTATGAAGTTGCTGAGCATAACAACCCAGAGATGATTATTCCACTGACCGCTTCCAAGCGTGGCCGTGCTTACCAGTTGCTCTCCGAAATAATGGCTCAATTCAAGCATGAAGATGGACCCACTCAGCCAACACAAGACGACCAGTCCATCAGCCGAAAAGAATTCAAGTCGTTAGAATCGAAACTGGATCAGCTGATTGGCGGTGTTCAACAGCTTGTTCAGGTTGGTCAGCAACAGATCAACGCCACAATCAATTCTGGCAATAAGTTTGGAATGAAAGCTAATCGGTCGGCGGCCTACACGGTAATGGCCAGAGACCAACGTTTAAATGATTTTATGAGTTATCGGAGGTGATCAAACTTGAGTGTAAGCAACCCAGAACTATATCTGAAGATTGGTGATCAAGACGAATTCAATATTGAGGATAAGGTGCAGGGGCTGACCTTCCTTGGGGATGATTCAACTCCGGCATTGGCTAACACCTATCAAGAGATTCCAGGAATAGATGGAAGTAAGCTTCAATACACGACCTTCTCACGGTATCAGGTAGTTGCAAACTTCTGTCTCTTCTTTAGGGACTGGCAGGACTACAAGTTGGCCAAGCACCAGTTTTATCGACTTTTTACATCACGACAACAGATCAGAATGCGGACGGACGTTGAATCAGCGATCGTCCGTTTTGTTTACCCTAATCTTCCAGAGATCAAACCGGACCAGAACGGGTCACACTATGCGACGTTCAGTATGAGCTTCGATAACCCATCCGGTTTCCGTTACTCACTTTATCGTAGCGATGGAACTTATAGTCATGATAACGATGGGGTGCAGTTTGGGATGAACCTTCATAACAACGAGGACCAGTACAACTATCACTTCACCACGAAGCAATTCAAGGTGTTTAATGCCAGTGATATTCCGATCGATCCATGGAAATATAAGTCAGACCTCCGAATCATTGTGAAGTTTAATGGCAATTCATTGAAACTGACCAACACGACGACTAATACCGAGTGGACATATAACAAGCCATCAAATGGCCAGGACACGATTATTCTGGATGGAATATTTACGACGCTCAACGGGAACCCCGCAAGTGCCAATTCTGACTATGGGACGATCAGCCTAGCAACTGAATGGAACAACTTCACTGTCGACGGTGCGGACAGTGTGGATATCACCTTCAGTTTCCCGTTTGTCTATATCTGATGGTGACTGATAACAAGGTCAAGGTCAGGGGCGTCGGACGCACCGAAGTCGAGCCTCTGAACTGCATTGACCCTGACAGCTTCTATGTCGATTGGGAGATCAACTCCGCTTGGAGCATCCAATTTACAGCATACGATGATAGGTCGTTCGCCTACTCAATGCTAGATGCGCAGGCGTCGTTGTTTTTCGATGGACAGGAGTACATCATCAAGCAAGCCGAGCCCGATTCTAGTGGGAAAGTGAACACAATTGATGTCGTGGCCACCCACGTCTACTTCGAGCTATCACGGATCCGTAAGTACAAGACGTATATTGACCCGGCCGATGCTGACAAGCAAACCGACGTCAAAGTCTATGGAAGTACCCAGCAGGATGATGATAGCAGCGGCGGGGATGATAATGGGAATGATGATGATCCAAACGCTCAGAAGACGGAAACTACCACAACTGAAGGGAACACGACTACCAAGACAACGGTCACTAAGACCGATGAAACCAAAGAAGATTCTGATGAGAACCAAGTCGAATACCATATTGAAGATGTTTTGAAGCATTGGATAGATGGTAATCAGCTTGGTTTTTCTTATCAGGTCATTGGTGATTTTCCAACTGCTCGGTTGGAAGAACTTGCTGATGGTAGTGGAACGGATATGTTGAGTAAAATCACTGAGGCGTGGCCGAATGCGGTGATCTATCCTGATAACTGCAACATCCGAATCTATACGCAGGATCAGTTCTACAAGGATCATGAGAATCGGCTTGACTACGAACACAATACAACCGAGTTTAAGTGGTCGTACGACTCGACGAGCTTAACCAATGAAGTGCTTTGCATTGGCGGAAAGTACTCAATCGAAACAGAAACGGATACTTCCACCAGTGGAGATGATACTCACGGTTCTGGTGGTGCCGGTGCCGATAAGGTTGTGAACGATGCTAAGCAGTACCTCGGTGTGCCGTACGTGTGGGGCGGAGCCGGTGGTGCTCGTGGTGGTAATCCGTATTCAGGAATGGATTGCTCAAGCTTTGTATCACAGGTTTATAAGGATTTTGGGATCAACATTCCCGCTTACACGGTAGCGATGGAGCCATACGGTCATGAAATTGATCGCTCTCAAGTGCAGACTGGTGACATGGGCTTTTATGGCTCACACGGTGGTTCATATCACATTGGTATGGCATTAAATAACAGCACAATGATTTATGAGCCAGCTCCTGGACAGTCGTGCAAGACTCAATCGATCGACTCATACCCGCCGACCTGGTGGGAACGTAACGACCAGATGGCTGCAATTGTTGCTGGCGATAGTGGCGGTGGGGGTGACACCACATCGGAGAGCTCGTCCTCAACGTCCAGCGAGTATTACTACTTTGCACCGTTCATGTACCGTGACGAGGAGTCAATCAAGAAATACGGTGAATATCCGGCTGAGCCGTTTGAGGACGGCCGCTTCAGCGATAAGAACGCAATGATCGAAGCCGCTAAGGCTAAGATTCAACCACAACCGGCGCTATCGGTTGAAGTTACAACCTACAGCCACTTCAAGCCAATCGCTGGTGACATGATTCATATCATGGTAAAGGAACAGTCGATTTGCACAAATGAAGCAGTTGTAGGGTTCAACTGGTATCCGTATAGCTCAGTTAACTCAACGTCTGTCACATTGAACAGCAATAGTCAGAATATTCTGGACTACCAGCACTCACGGCAGGTTGAATTATCCAATGCAATTGACACCGTGAAGAAAGACGCCCAGAAAAATATTGAAGTTGCTAATCAGGCCGACCTGGTTGGCGGAGATAAGCAGCTCTTTACTTGGCTGAAAGAATATGCGGGGTGATGTGATGAACGTTTGGAATTGGATTGATTATTTAGCAAAAGGATTAAAGAAAGTTGCTAACGAATCGCAACAGAACTATCAGCAAATCCACGCGTACGTTGACGGCCACGATAAGGAAACACTCAATCAGGTGAGCGATCTGGTGCACGATGCAATTAAATTGCGCTCACCTGGTGGAACCGTATATGAGATTACGGTTGATGATGATGGAAAACTCAATTCTAAGAAAGTCGGTGAGTAAATGGAGTTAGAAACAAAACTACCAGTGCCTGATAGAGAAACACGAAAAGTGATTGAAAATAATTTTGAACAGATTGAATCCACTTTAAGCCGTGTTGAATCGATAACTGAGAAACTCCAAAAGGCGCTTGGCCTAACTGACGATGACTTAAAGAACTTATGATTAATTTAAGGAGGTGAAATAATGCAAACATTGCCAAAATTGAAATCATATATCCCCATGGACTTGCTCCGAAGCCAAGACGAAACGATTGACATTACTGACAGCTTCAAAGGGCGCGTTGGTGACGTCAATAGTTACATCAAACTTTGGGTTTACTCTAACGGTATGGTTCAAGACTTGGACGGTTGGCGAATCATGTTTCAAGGGACCGATCCCGAACACAACGACTTCCGCACATATCTCAACTTCGCTGATGATCAAAAAATGGATAACATCAGGATTGGAAGGGTTACTTGCTATTTTGATGCGAACATTTTCCAAACAGAAGGACAATGGGAGCAAGCCTTTTTCAGCTTTATTGATCCAAATGGCAACGTTGTATCAACCGTCAATGTTATCTTGGAAGTTATGGGCAATGGCATCTATGCCCGAATGGGTGTCCATGCTAAGTCAGTAATTGAAGAATTTCAGGAACTGGTTGATAAGCTGTCAAAGCTGGTCGATAAAGACTCGAAGGAAGTAAATGACAAAGTTGCACAGTTAAAGGCGGACTTAGATAATCTCGGTGACTCAACTAAGAAGGACTTTACCGACTGGTTGAATAAGTACAAGCAAGCTCTTAGCGATGCAGTGGCGGAAGTCAATGATCCTAAGGACGGCTTGTTCATCCGTTACTCTCAGCTACTCGACATGACCAAGCAAATCCAAGAAACCCTGAAGCAAGCTCAGTTCCATGATCGACCGTTTCAATTGAAAACAGTTGCGGATATGAAATCATATACGCCGTTAATTGCTGGAGATGTAGTTATTACTCAAGGTTGGGACAATTACGATGATGGTCACGGTGCTTACTGGAATATCCGAGTTAAGCATAAAGATGAAACGCCTGACGAGAGCAACGTCATCAGCCTAAACAACGGCATGGCGGCCGAACGGAACTCATCCTTGTTGAGTGCGGACAGTCTAGAAGATTTCCTCTATGGCTACACGATTGAAATTAAGCATAATCAATGCGAACACCCACTACGTCCAGCGGTTTTGTACTACGAGGACGCTATCGGAACTGAACGGGATGGCTTAGGGAAAACGTCACATGGCTTCGGTCAGACGAACACCAAGCTGATTAATTGCATTGCGGAGTACCCAGATGCGAATACCATTAAGGTCAAGATTCCACGGAACTTCTACTTAGATGCGGTACCGCACTATAAGTTTGGGGCTTGGTATTTGATTGATGGTAACCGGACGATCAAGGTTGACTTGGGAATGCCGATTGATGACGCTAAAGCCCAAGCTGGTGATGGGGAAGGTAATTCTTACTTATCACCGAATACGGGTTACTTCTCAAAGCCAACAAGTCCATCAGACTTACGAGCAGTCTACATTGATGAACACACGCAACGGTTACTATGGAGGGATTAGTTAATGAAATTCTATATTTATCAAGGCGTTGGAACGGACGGTGAACTGAAAAAGGTTGCCGAAGTTGAGAACAAGAAGGAATACACCGTTACTGGTTTAACAGTTAACTCAACTTACCGTTTCGCTGTTAGTTCTTACAATGGTTTGCGAGAAAGTGCTAAGTCTAACGTGATCACGGTTAAGACGAGTGCTATTCCAGTTCAAAGTATTACTTTGGCAATTGACAAGACAGCACTTGAAGTTGGTGGAACAGCTAAGGTTACCGTTACGATTACCCCAACCGATGAAACCGATGGTGCAGCAGAACTGACATCATCAAAACCACAAGTAGCAACGGTTGATAACGACGGTAACGTCGAGGCAAAAGCGCCCGGCAAGGCTGATATTACCGCCAAGATTGGTGGAAAGGTTTCTAACGTGATTAGCTTAACGGTTTACGAAGCGCTGGTTAACGTGACCAACTTAGCCGCAAGTAATGTCACGGCAAATTCAATTGATTTAAGTTGGGACTGATGAGAAATGCAGTATCGAATCAGAAATGGTGACCAGCTAATCGCTACCGTGAGCAATAAGCAGTATCAAGTAACGGGATTAACTCCCAATACTGCTTATAACTTGTCAGTAGTATCCTTTAATGGCTTCCGTGAAAGTCCAAGGGCGAGCCTGACGGTTAAAACTCGCGGAATTCAAGTTAAGGTGCCAGTTAGCTTAACTACTGGAGCAACGGTGTCGTTAGTCTACCTTGAATATGCCTTAGGATTAGTCCCGATTGGGACGGAACCCAAGGGTATGTTCGGCGGTGGCAATCGACAAATTATCCCAGCAAAGGTAATTAGCTCGGCTAACGGGACGAGCACTATTGAGATCACTAACAGTTTTAACTTGATGAGCGATGGCTTAACAATGAAACAACTACCAGACAAGAGCTTTGGGGTCTTTGAAGGCTACAAGGCTCTTTATTATAAGGGAAAGGAATGATAATTAATGGCAATAACAGCAAAAGATATTGCAAGCATCTTTACTGGTATGGACTTAGGTGCAGAAAAGATTGCTGGAAACTTTAACAAACTACTTGAAGAGAATATTGGTCAAGACGATCAATTAGACACGTTGAATAATAAGACACTGCAAGTTGGCAACTTTATCGGGAAAGATAATTCTGATCTTAATAATGTCAGTATGGGAGTGCATGGTTTTGGCTTTTGGGAAGAAGGCAAGGTGCCAGCGAATAGTAATTGGCCTAAAACAATGCAAGGCAATGTTGGATGGGGCTACCTTATCCATCTGGGAACCGGCGATAACTGTAAATTACAGTTGATCTGTTGTACTGGTGGCTGGATGTTCATGCGAATCTACGCGGGCACTGCATGGGATAAATGGACAATAGTACAAACTAAGTATGAACAATAAAGGGGAGGTGAAATCGGATGAAAGCATTTATGTATGATCAACATTATGGGTATCAATTAGCTGAAATTGAAGTTGCTGATGTCAATAATTTACCACCATATACGACAACGGTAGCGCCAGATCCAACTAAGAGCTATCAAAAGTTCAATGGTACTGAGTGGGTTGGCGGAATGGATAATGCAACATTCCAACAACAAGTAGCGGCATCAATCGCCCAGCAACAAGCTAACATTAAACCAAGTGAGGGCCAACAATTATTAATGGCTCAACAAGCCAATATTACTCAGTTGCAAAAGACGGTCATGGCGCAACAGGCGAACCTGACGCAAATGCAAAAGATGATTATGACCCAGCAGGCGACTATTACGGAATTAAAGAAAGGAAGTAAATAATTATGATGAGCACATTAGATATGCTAAAGATGTTTTGGAACGACTGGGGCAACCATGACCCACAATATTACAAGGTTTACGTTGGTATGGGAATTGACGTAAACCAGTATAAGGAACTGACTGGCGTTGATTACGTTGCCTAGATAGCTAACAAACACATAGTCGCCGAGGAAATACACAATACATAAAGAAGCCTCACTCAAACGAGCGGGGCTTTTATTATGGGCGGCTAATATGTTAGGGAGGTGAGTAAATGCCACACGGTATGTTTGGACTTGGGTGGGGCGAGGTTGTTTCACTCGGAACTTTGATTGTGGTAGTCCTTAACTATATCAAAACAGGTATATCAAACACGGCACACGAGTCAAATCGCAAGGACATGGAAGATCTTAAGGATAAGCTTACCGACTTCAAACTAAGTGTTGGTGAGCTGTCAGGATTGTTGAAACAGCTTAACCGCGACCTGGCTACTCTTACAAAGAGAGTTAATCGACATGGTGATGAGATTGACGAGATTAAAATTGATGTAGCAAAGATCAAGGAAAGGTTAGGGATTAATGATGATGAAAACAATTAATAATATTTTTAGCTGGGGCATTAGCTCTGGCTTTTTTGTTGCACTCGTATGGTTTCTGTGGGGATATGTCCGGCCGTTGCTGGAGGTAAAGAAGCAACATGCTAAAACTATTCAGCAGCGTGAGGCTTTGGACATGCTTCTGAAGCTTGCTGACACAGCCGTTGCATCGCTTGCTAGCCGAACCGATCTTGCCGGTCACGATAAGTTCAAGCTGGCTACACAGCAAGTACGAGAAACAATGGAAGCTAAAGGATTGAGTGTCACTGAAGGTATGGTCCAGGATGCTATCCAGGCGGCCTATGAGAAGTCACCACTGACAGCTAGCACAATTTCGGTAACTAATCCGGACAGTTTGGGACAAAAAGCATCTATTTTTGTCCCTGATGGTACGGCAAAGGCAATTGATCTGAAGGAGGATAAGTAATTATGAGTGTACGGATTCCATTTATTGATGTAGCAAGCTATCAACCAGACACAATTGCATTTTTTCAAGCTGCTAAGAATCAAGGGGCCAAAGGGGTTGTTGTTAAGTTAACAGAAGGTAGTGAAGACGGTTCTAATTACATTAATCCACGAGCGGCAAACCAAATTCGCAATGCCCTAGCGGTTGGTTTACGAGTAGCTTGCTATCACTTTGCTCGCTATACTTCAATTCCAGATGCACAAAATGAAGCTCGATTCTTTGTTAAGGTTGCTCGGCAGTTTGGCATGTATGACGATACCTTGATGATTGATGATGCAGAGGTTAACTCAGCAAGTGATTATCAAGGAGCTACCTTAGCCTTTCTGCAAGAAGTAGAAGCACTTGGCTATAAGAGCACTGGTGTCTACTCAATGAGGAGTTTCTTTACTGGTGGCATTCTAAATAGTCATGGCTTTGGCAATCGGAAGAAGTGGGTAGCTGGTTATGGTGTTACTTCACTCGGAATTGATAATGCGAATGCTTGGCAATATACCGATCACGGAATCATGGGGATTGACACCAGCCTTGATTTTGACGGTGCCTTTACTACTGGCGAAACAAGCGGTAGTGTACCAAGTACCCCAGTACCAGCACCGCAACCGGTAGAACATGTTGGTAAACCAGCTACCGGGACATATATTGTGCAATCAGGCGATACCCTAAGCGGAATTGCCGAAAAGTACAATACTACTTGGCAAAACTTAGCCGCAATCAACAGTCTGGGTAATCCTAACTTTATTCAAGTTGGCCAAGTTCTAAAGGTAACTGGTAATGCTTCACCACAAAATACTTATTATGTACAAGCTGGCGATACTTTATCAGGAATTGCAGCTAAATTTGGCACGACAGTTTCTAGCTTAGTCAGTCTTAACCACATTGCTAATCCAAACGTTATCTATGTGGGACAAAAGATTATTCTTGGCGGTACTGGTCAATCTAACGCTTATACGGTCAAGAGTGGCGATACCTTATCTGGGATTGCTTCCGCACATGGTACTACCTGGCAAGCATTAGCAACAAAGAATCACATCGCTAATCCGAACATGATTTTTGTTGGTCAAACAATTCAATTATAGAAATTAATCCCTAGTGGTAGTTGCATAATCTGCAATGACCACTAGGGATTTTTTGTTATCAGTGCAAAATCACACTGAATTGCACCGATAATAATATGCTATACTGATTTAAATTTAACAATGGGTCCTGTTTGGGTCCCACTTACAATCAAATACGTTGATATATAAATGAATACAAACATATATCACTG